GTATTATTGCTGCCATACATAGCAGCCCCCTTAGCAGCACCTACCGCATCATTCCCTTTGGTTCTAATTGTTCCGTTATTGATCAACTTACCTAGACAGAAGATGTTAAAGCCTTTACTGTCAAGTGTCTGCCCCCCATCGACTGTTAGGGTGTTATAATACATGTCTCTGGCTAGGTTTGTAGCACCTGCTATGGTAACGTCACCGTCTGAACCATCCCCGTATATTCCCAAACCTCGTATAAAGGCATAGTCATGCCATGCCGCGCCATCACACCACGATACCATTTGGGTGTCAGTAGCGTAGAAACTTACCCCATTAAGCGTAGCCCCAGCAGCCGGCCTATCAGTCGCCAGTCCATCTACCATCAGACAATAATTCATGCGTGTATTTGTACCTTCAAGTGTCGCTATCCAGAACCCATAACTTAATGCCATATTATCACCCCAGCGTTATTACCCAATCTATTGTAATATCAGCAGTAGCGCCAGTGTTGTCATAAGACAGCAGCGCCCTTGCAAACAAGTCTCCGCTATTGGCCACTCCTGTAGCCGTTGAATGACCAAAGATTCCCGCCTCTTTGATATTGAAGGTTGATTCCGCTACAGTGAGAAAGGTTGAAAGTGTAATGACGTTTGCAGCTCTAGTCCTTGATGTAATAATCTTTCTTGCTGCTTCAGTAGCTAGCTGAGTATCAGTGATCAAGGGCGCTGCGGCACCAGTGCCAATAGCGCAATAGGTCAAGCCGGTATCGTAACCTGCTTCGTCTATGAGCATGCGGCCGACAAGTTCCTTGCCTACAGTTACGACAAGATTGTCAACGTCGATTATAGCAAGTATCTTCTTTGTTGCCGGGTCAGTTGCGGTAAGTCGGACATGCCCCTTGAATTGCATACAATCATCAATTCTAATCTTCACGATGCCACCCAAAACCCTGATTTGATCGGGTCTTGCCCAGGACATGGCGAGGCATAATAGGTCAAACCCGTAGTTATCAACGTGACAGATGTCTCCGTTATAGCCATTGCCTCTGCTAGCTCAAAACACTCGTTCAACATTTCATCCTCACGGGAATCCCTATATTCAGAACTTCGCTTGAGAGCCATCAGCATATCCACGAGATCAGGGTTGTACTCCCCAAACTCGACTATATACATGCGTGCGGTCCCGCCCAGGAATCGTGTGTCTACAGAGCGAATTAGATAATATCCATCAATGGAGCGTAGCGCATTGACAATTCTGATTCGCTGCCCTGCATATAGTCCGCTTGTCCAGCAGACTACAATGCCTTGCTCTTTGGCAAAAGCCCACTCCGCCAGATGAGCCTTGCCTCGTTGCCTGGCAAGGTCGCGTGTAGTAATATTCTCATCCACGACCTTGCCATCAAACCAGCGCCCGTATTCAGTATATGATGCATCAGAATGTACCCGAAGTATAACAGGCACTTCATACCGAGCCGTGATTTTCATGGCACGTAGGAGATTAGGAGGAGCAACGTTCCATTTCAGGAGCTTCTCCTGGAAGTTGTATAACGTATCGTATTCCCCAAGCCCTACTCCCAGCGTGTCAAGGTAATCTACCCCAACAGTAACCGCCGACCAGTTCGGTGCGACATCATTGCCGATGTTTTCATAGGTCAATATCTGGGTCTGGCCTACAGGGGGCTTAAACCTATACGGAAGCAGGAATTCAGTGGTTTGGTTGTCTGCTGGAAGCTCAAAGTCGGTATCCCCACTCCAATATATCCCCCCTAGCACTAATATCCTATTCTCAATCTTTCTGGCATCCTTGACATAACTACGCATCTTATGAGGATGTGTGAGCACTTCAGTATCTAATAAATCAAAAGGCGCCAGGTTGGTTTCCTCAGCAAAGTAGTGTAGCTTTTCGTTATAGTCTACGTACCAGTCAAAGCCCGAAACCTCGCATACTCGCTCAAGTGCCTCCCTTAGAGTCACATGAGGAAACACAATACGGTCAATGGTAACAGAGGTTTCAACATAAGTGGCGACATCTATCCCTGGCAGATAGGTTGCAAACAAGTCAAGGATTATTGCATTATCAGTTTGGGATTCGTAAATCTCATTAACTAGCTTGGTTTCTAGTAGAATCGAGTAGTCCTGGCAGGATACTATGCGTCTCCGTGTCTGCGCATACGCCTTCATGTCTATAGAGGCTACATAGCCCCCAAAGTATCTTTCGGTATCCGCATCATTACTTATGATTATCTCGTGCTTTTCCTGCACATCAGGGGCAACCCCATCCCTGTCCACAAACTCTAGCTCGCAAGTGTCTATCTGGCGGGTTATTGCTGACCGTATCCTCAGGCTCTTTGTAACCCAGTATCTAGCCAGATTGACGCCATTCACCATTATCTTCATACATATGCCCCTTGTAGCTTTACCTTATCAGCAATTCGGTCAACTATAAAGCCCTCGATCATCTCCCCATCAAGGAATATCTGTATAGCCTGATTCTGCCCTGGGGAGACGTATTCTCGCCCCCTCTCCCCAGCCATTGCATAGGGTTTCATTGACTTCATGCCGTAAAGTAATGTAGGTTCGTTTATGACTCCGCCGTGTGCAAATTTTGATATTCCTCGTGTACCACTTCCAAGGATTCCCACATCAGGCGTAATTTGTATCCCTGCTTGTGCCGCTGCCTCTCTCTGTCTCCATGCGTATGCTGCCAAAATAGCTCTATTCTCAGCCTCCAGCCGCCCGACAGTAGCCAGCAATTTCGACTCCTCTAGAAGTCTTTTCTCCTCCCCCTCTTTCTCTAGTCTTTCGAGCTCCTCTTGTAGAGCAAAATCAAGACTCTCCTTCTCAGAGGCAAGGCGGTCAAGGGTTATAAGAGATAGATCGTTAGCTTGCTTTCGATTCTCGTCTAGTGTGGTCTTGAGTATATCCTTCTGCTCTTGTACGGAATCTCTAATTGCTGCTATTCTGTCTCGCAGAGCTTCCTTTTCAAGATTGCGCCGTTGCAAAACATCATCCCGCTCCATCTTAGCCATAAGCTTGGCAATAGAGCGCTTGGCATTTGCTACCTCTCGCTCATTCTCGCTGGTTCGGCGAACACTTATAAGACGTCGCAATTCCGCTTTGTCCTCTTGTCGCCGCTTGATGAGATTTTCCTTCTCGGTTGCCTTGTCTATAGCATTTATCTCATCCTGAAGGGCTTGTATCTGAGAGTCTGCGGTGGCATTGATTGTCTTGATACGATGATCATACTCGGACTCTAGCATCTCAATACGCTCATCGTGAGACTGGCGAACTTGCTCCATTTCGGTATCTCGTACCTGCTTTTCAACCTCAGAAGCATCTTGTAATAATTGCTCTTTAGTTTTAATAACCTCCTCGTATTTGCCATATTCCTCGTCAATCAACTCAATGGCATCATCAAATGCGGCTTTAGCAGCCGAGCGCTCTGCCGCAAGAGCGTCAAGTCGAGCCTCTTTTACCTCTTTAATAGCATCAAGTCGAGCTTGCTTCTCCTCTTCAGTTTCCCCCTTGATGGCGTCAGTCATCTCCTCGACTCTATCCTCTATCCTACTGGCCTCCCAATCGATTGTTTGGGAATCAATCATCCTTTTGACTGACTCTCGCACATCTCTTATCCGATCCCCTACTATAGGCAGCCACCCCACGAATTTCTCAAGGGCCCCAAGCATTGAATCAACAGCGCCCAAGAGTGTTAGCTTAATCGAATACCAGACCTTCTCGGCAAATCTACGAACCTTATCCCAATTCTTCCACAGCAATACTCCAACAGCAATCAGCCCGGTTATAATGGCAATAACTAGCCCTATAGGGCCAGTCAGAATAGCAAAAGCGGCGCCTAGAATTGGGAGAGCTGCTGTGATAGTGGGGAGTAAAAGAATAAGAGGCCCCAGAACTAACAGCAGGCTGCCCAGTGCTCCAACAACTAGAACAATGACCTTAGTGAGTTTAGGGTTTTCTTTTATCCAATTTTTAATGCTGTCGATTATGGGTTTCACTTTCCCAAGCAAACTAGACAAGACAGGCAAAAGCACATTTCCTATCGTTATCTGGATACCCTTGAATGTTTCCTTGAGCGTTGCCATCTGACGAGCAGCGCTTTTCTCCATTTCCGTGAAGGCTCCCGTAGCCGCCCCGGTAGCATTCTCCATTGATGCAAGGTCGTTAGCAAGCATGATGGCATTTTCGCCCGTGAGCGCTAGGACTGCCTGACCTGCCTCAACGGAGCCAAACATTTTCATCAGCATTTCGTTGCTTCCGGCAGTAGCGCCTTTCAGGATATTCAAGGTTTCGGCAAGCCCCTTTTCCTCAAGCATAGCCTGCCCAGATTGATACCCTAAATCCTGTATGATTTTATTCATATCCTCCGTAGGCCTCTGTAACGCCACCATTGCTTGCCGAAGTTGCGTTGTGGCTATCCTGGTCGGAATTCCTTGCTTGGTCATAGTGGCCAGAGCTGCCGAAACTTCGTCAAAGCCCACCCCTGCCGCTGCTGCTATAGGAGCAACCTGAAACAACGAAGCCGACAGTTCCTCAAAGGTGGTTTTTCCGCCCTTAACAGTCTGGAACATTAAGTCGGCTACCCTCTGCGTGTCTGATAGGGGTAGTTTGAAGGCATTAATTACAGTAGTCAGACCATCAACTGCAATTTCCGTGCTAGTTATACCTCCAATGGCTGCCTTCGTTGCTATCTTCAGAAACTCAAGTGCATTTTCCTTAGGTATGCCTGCGGAGATGGCTTGGTATAAAGCCTTTGCTGCTTCTACCGCATCAACGCCAAGATCAGATGCAAGAACTTGAACCTCGTCCGAAAAAGCAGAAAACTCCTCTTGGGATAGCCCCATCATAGTGTTGACTTCCCTCATGGCTGACTCAAAGCCTGTTGCTGCTTTCAAAGCTAGTCCAAAACCAGCCACAATAGCACCACCCATAGCCGTCATACCTATGCCGATAGCCTTAGAGTGCCTTTGCAGCGTTCCTTTCAGCCCAGACATCCCCTTTTCAATGTCTTTGGTGTCTACGCCTACTTTTAATACAGCATCGCCTACACTAATTGCCACGTTTTATCACCTTAACTCCTGGTATGGTTGACAGAATACTGTCCGAAACAGGCTTTCTGCCCTTAATAGCATCGGACTCTCGTTGTTTCCGCTCTACGAGCTTTTCAGTCATAAGCGCCAAAAGCTCGTCTGTCCAGTTAGACATGATATGATCGGGTGTCACATGCCACTCGGCCATAAGGAACTCAAACGCACCGCCTACTGAGAACGAGTCGCCCTCTTCATTACCGCCGGGATGCTCTCCGCTAAAGGGAATGTCACCTCTATCATCTTCTTAAACCCCTCTGCTAATTCATCATCGGTAGCAATACCCTCTATATCATCCCGGTCAAGCTCCTTGGCATACTCAAAGAACAAATCAGTAACCTCTTCGGGCATCCCCACGAGGATACTGTCCATTGCCGCAACAAACTCATCAGGGGTATCAGCAGTAGTATTAATGAGTTTGGGAACAGCAGAGAGAAGCCCCGCTACTTTTTTACGCCAGGGCCTTGAATCCCGAATAACCAAGGGGGCGATATCATATTCTCGCCCCCCCAATACAACTGTGATTCCTTCTTTGGATAGTATCTGCTCCTCAGTTCGTTCCATAATTTCTCCTTTTATGCGTCAGTTAATGTAAGAACGTCCTTGCCTACCATCCGGAGGGCCTGGAATGTCACGGGCACAACTGTTTTCTCGCCCTTCTTGTAAGACATTCCAACCGTTCCTGTGGCTGTTGCCGATGCAATCAAAATGGTACGGGCAGCGCCAGCTGGATTTGTTCCCACAATCCTGACTGCTATCTCTTTCTGGACTCCTCCGCCCACTTGTTTGCCAATCGTGATTACTGCTCCGGCCAGTATGCTACCGGCAATAGCAGCATCCATATTGTCAAGTGAGCTTTCTGCCATATTACAGGTTACACTTAGGGTTTCTTTAGTAATCGGCCGCGCAATAGGGAAAGTCTCCTCCTCAACCTCAATGTCAGCAGTATCAGCGGTGTACTCAAGGGTCACGCCATCTTCTGTATAACCGACAAAGGTAAAAGCTCCTGCTCCACCCTCAACTCCATATTCGAGCGTTGCCACTCCTGTCATAACGTTTGCTATCACGTTCGCCATTGTCTACCTCCTCTAAGTTATTCTTACCGCTACTATAGTAGTTGTAGCTGCCGAGGCACCTGTGAAGTCAAAACACACAGTGCCTGCGTCAGCACCAGTCTGGTCCCACAAGGATTTAGGAAAGGGACCGATAAGGGCTGTGTCCGCAGCTGCAACCACTTTGGTGAGATTAGCAGTGGTTTCACTTCGTCCATGCTCATCTGCTCTGCCCACAAACAGCACCGAATCCCCCCCAGCAGTATCCTTGACTATCAGAATGGTATTGCCATCATTGACAAAGGAAAAACCATCCGCTGCGGCAGTGTTAGCGCCAACCATTACGGCATCTAAGTCAAGTATACTTGGGGTAATTGATGAGTCTGCAACTGTCAACGCTGTATAAGTTGCCATTAACTAATACCTCCTCGCAATTTGCTCTGGTGTTCTCTTACACGAGCTTTTCTCTCGCTCTCTTCATTCGGTATTACAACCGGCCCCCTCTCAAGCTCGTCTATTCTAATTTTGAGGTCTTCTCTTTCTCCTGTTAGGGTAATTATCTCTGCCCTTAGCCTGTCGACCTCAAGCATGGCTTCTAGAGTTTCCCCCTCTGTGTACTTCTGTTTTGCCATGTACAACCTCCTTGGCTTAATTAAAAAAGCCCCTCAATTGGGGCTAGATATACCTTGATACCTTTTTGTCCTCTAAGGGGGCTAGAATCGCCTCTCGGTGCTACTCTGCTCTTATCATCACCTCAAAGAACGTCAAGACTCTAAAATAGTTAGGTATCTCTGTGTCTACCAAGTCCTGCCCTTGCACCTCCTCAATAGCTGACATGATTTGATAACTTCCTACTGCGATATTCTGGATGCCTTGCAGGTTATCATAGAGGAGTCGATAAACCTTTCGTGCGTCTATGGGATTGTCTGCCCAGCAATCAAACTGAACCGAAGGGCTGATTATCCCCGGAATATAAGGCGTGGATGTCCCCCCTCGCGAGAAGAATCCTAGTGCTGGTAGAGTTGCGTTCTCAGGCAATCGAGGGCAATATATCCTTGTGCCTACTTCTGCTGTTAGAGTTGCACAGGTTGCCAAATATGCCCTTATGACTGAGTTGGAATCTGCTATCATTTCAGATGCGCCTTTATATTCCTTGGTAAGTTTTTTATATTCCTGTCTAAAGCTGGCTTGAAATACGGTCGCGCAGACATCTTGGCCGTCCCAGTCTCAAGTAAGCCCCCATAACCCGATGTAGAATAGACAGCTCCCTCCAGTTCCTTCCGTGCTATTTCTTTGCCTGGCCCGACCTCATACATTATTGACCTGCGGTTGTTACCTGTCAGCACAGGACTGCCACGAATGGAATCCCTAGCGATGGCTGCCACTACATCTCCCAACCCTTTTTGTGATGCTTTATGGGTCTTATCGGTCGCCTCTTTGGTCTTGAGGTTAGTTATAAAATCTAGTTTTAGTTTCATCTGCTTATCCTCATCCAGCATTGCTTGTGATGGCTCGCTGCGTTATCTGAATAATCCTGTACCAACAAAATCTCATAAGTCAGACCATCAATGACTACTCGGTCTTGCTCAGTGATGTCAATAGACTCGACAAAGAGTTTATAATCAGCGATAACTAGTTCAGCCCCAACCTTGATTTCCCTACCTGAGCTTTCCGCCAACCGACAATCCTCAGTCAGATGATCAGCCCAAGCCAAAGCAGGATTGCCATAGGCATCGGGAGCACCTTCGGTAAACCGCTGGATGGTGCAGGTGTGTATTAGTAATCCCGCAAAGCTCATCTAGTCCTCCTCCGCAGTTATTGCACTTCCCCCGGTCAGGTCTATTTCCGACCATGTTAGATAAGGCGATTCGGCATCCTCATCTCGGTACTTTCTGGCCAGCGCTATCTTGTTGGCAGCCTCATCTTTGGTGTATGAATAATCCCCTATTTTCTCTGATTTCAAGCTATCAGTTATTGATGCCGCCCATGCTTCCAGCGCATAGGACGCAGCCAATAAGAGAGAGCTAGAGGCCATAGTCAAAATTGCCGTTATTTCCTCATCAGTAAAGTGGAAAGAGGTAAGGTCTGAATCGCTAATTAACAGCCGGACTTTACCGATGTCAGTTGTAAGATCATACGTAAAAGCCATGTCTACTCCTCGTATTTACTCGAAGGATAATTTCATCCATCCTGTCCCAGTTTCACGTTTTACTTGGTTCCATGCACCTGTTGTTGGCGGTTCGGTGGTATAGAGTATCTTTTCCCACTCTCTCAACAGGGCAGCATAAGCATCTATTAGCCCATAATTCCAGAGTAGGGTGTTATCGCCACTCCCAGTAGCAACACGATACCATGCCTTAAATCCCCCAAGACCACCTACATCGTCTGCTAGTAATTCTGTCCAATTTTCCTGGAAACTGAGTGGGGGTGGATGGGGAGGGTCTTCGGCCTTATAGGCGAATAGTACCAATAGCAAGTCCCCCGTCTCAAAATCATCAAAGAGCTTGATGGGATGCTGTGGGTGATAAACGTTTCTGCCATATCCAAGAACATCTGCTACAATGGGGAATCCCGAATCAGGTTCGATTGCTATAGTATTGGCAATCCATCGACCAAAGCCGCTTATTCGGAATGTACCAGGGTTTTCGCTCTCGGCGTTCAATTCTCGCCTTGCTGAAGCAACACGGAAGTACCTCAAATCAGGTTCAACATCATCAACTAAATAGTCCTCTCGTTCATCTCCATAGTTTGTGGGATAACTAGACGCATCCATGGATGGATAGATACCAAGGGCAAACCATAGCGTATCCTTTGCCCCCCAAGTGGGGGCTAGGCTGGGTGGGTCTGGAGTATTTGTTTGCCCAGTCGTAACAGTTCCTGCTTCAGGATTCCCTGAGCGATTGGTAATGCGGTAGACAGTATAAGCAGTTTTAGCATGGTTCCCGCCCCAATTCGTGCACTCAGCAACTACACACTTGCTCCCCGTTGGGTCACCTGTTGACTCAATACGATCTCTGACAGAAACGTTATTTGTTCCGTAGGGGCTTGCCCAGAGAAGCCCCGCCAAACCCGCAACATGGGGGCAGGCCATTGACGTTCCTGTCCCATAGGCATAATTGTATACATCAGGGGACATATTGTGTTCGTGATTGGGGAAGGTAGAGATAATAAGTTTACCGGGTGCTGCTACATCAACCCAGTCGCCAAAATTTGAAGCCCCAGGACAGGGGTGCAAAATCATTCGATTACCATCCTCCTGTATTGCTCCCACAGCAATAGAGTTTGTGTAATAGGCAGGATAGAACGGTAGATTGTAACCATCGTTGCCTGCCGCTGCCACTACTACTGCACCTGCCGCCCAGGCGTAGTTCACAGCATCTTCAACTGCTTCGCAATACTCATAGCCCCCAAGGCTTAAACTGATTACATGTGCGCCATTGTCTGCTGCCCAAGTGATGCCATCGGCAATCCACGTACACAAAC